CTCCATTTGAACACGAAAGCTATGGTCAGACCTTGGCTAAGTGTCAGAGGTATTTCGTAAGAATTACCTCACGAAGAGTTGGGACTAACACTTACTACCAGCTACCAACAACCATGCGGGCAACACCACAGGAGGACTCTCAATTAGGATGGAGTATTACTCCTAGGGGAACTGACATCTATTCAATTAACAATGGAACAGCGGAGAACGGCTGGATTAGTTTAAATGCTGAACTTTAACTTACTGACTCTGAATAAATAACTAAAAAGTAGATAAAATGTCAAGAGCTCGTAATCTTGCTGGTTTTGCTTCTGCGATTGGTAACCCAGAAAATTCTGTAAATATTCAGGTTGGGATTATTACCGCAATCGAATATTATGGTGACGGCTCAAACCTGACTGGTACTCCTGGTGGTCTTGGTACTTCATTGTTACCAGATGACCTTACTAGTCCACTGAATAAGATATATTATACTGATGCAAACCTGACGATTGGTTCTACTATTACTGTAGACCCACCAGCATCTGCTTCAGCAGCTTATACACAATATACAAATATTGTTTTACAAGGTGATGCAGACCTGATTGTAGGTGATGGTGATGACTTTATTCCTGACATTTTAGGTATTGGTACAGATGTAGATGCACCTGGTATTCTTGCCAATGGTGAAGGTAAAGTAAGAGTTGATAATATTACAGATAAGAGTGGTGTTAAGGCACCTAAGTTTCCTTATGGTCTTGCAGTGCCTGTTGGTGCAGCAGTATCAGTTGGTAATGGAACAGAAGCAACACCTGGTTTAGTTGGTGTTGATACAACTACTGGAATATTCTTCCCTTCTGCAGGTGAGATAGCAGTATCTAATAATGGAAGTCAGAAAGTATTCATTGGAAGTAATGGATTTGTAGGTATCAATTCAGGTAGTCCTCAAAGACCATTGGAAGTAATAAGTAATACTGTTGCACAATTTAGAGTTGGAATGTTCAACAGCAGTGCTAGAGCTTCTTTGATGCATAATGGAACAAACATGTATATTGACACCACAGATGGTGATCAAGTTTTTAGGACAAATTCCACATCAGAAAAATTAACAATTACTTCAAGTGGTAATATTAATGTATCAACTGGTTCCACCTTACAGTTAGGTGGTAGTTCTATTACACAAAACCAAGTCTACAGATATGAGGAAATTGCAGATGGTGCAATCAAAAAGTATTATGTCAGAGATACATTAAACGCTGGCCAATTAACTAGATTTGTTTTCACGGGTACTGATAGAACGAGTGCAATGATCACAATCAATGCCACAGGTTCTTGGACTGCATCGAATACATCAAATAATCACGTAGCTGCACAGTTTATGTGTAGAGTGTTTACTAACTCAAGTGGTACATCCTCTGATAATGCAACAGTAACTACGCCATTTGCATTCACATATTCATCAGGAACTCACTATGCATTTAATAATTCTGGAGGATTTGGATATAGTATTGATATTACCAATCCAACAGGTGATGATGGTGTTTCATTCTTCTATGAAGTTATTATTCAAAATGCTATACCAAGTTCACAGCATTCATTAGTTTCTTCAGCCACTGCATGATAAATAACTAAAAAGTATAATCCCATGGGACTGAGTTTACGAGGACAAACTTCTGGAGCAGTTGATATCAACGCTCCAGATGTAGCTGGTGATAATACTATCACACTACCTGGTGGGAACGGTAGTGCTAATCAGTTCTATAAGAACAGTACCACAGCTGGTATTGTAACTCACTCCTTGATGGTTGAGGATGCAAGTGGTAATATCACAATAGGTGGTACTTTTAGTCTTGGATCTGGAACATCAATTAGTTCCCCTTCTGATAATGTTTTGACATTAGGAACCAATAATACTGAAGCACTTCGTATCACTTCAACTGGTGGTATAGGTGTCAATACCACTACAGTTCCTGCTGGTGTCAATGTAGCAGTTGGTGGTACAATCAGAGTACAAGACACCACTGATGCAACACAGTATCTTACTATCACCCACCAAGGTGTTGATTTTCAGAACACTGGTGCTGGTAGTTCAACTACAGTACAAGGCCATCTTTTAGATGATTATGAACGAGGTATTTGGACTGCAACAATTGCTACAGGTGGTAGTGATATTTCTAGTGGCAGCACTAGATATATAAAAATCGGAAGACAAGTCACTGTATGGGGAAGAGTTAGTAGTTTAGACACCCCTAATGCATCTAACGTAACTATCAGACTTCCATTTGCAGCATCTTCAGGAGTTGGTGATACTCCTGAAGCTGTAGGTACTGCGATGATTAATAATGTAAATCTTGATAATGGGGCAAGTAAGACATATCTTGTAACTTATGTTGGTGGTAATAACATGACATTTTATCAGTGTGGGGATAATGTAGGTTGGGACCCATTACAGGGAACTGAGATGACTACTAATGGGATTATCATTTTTACACTCACTTATTATACCGAAGAATAATTTAACTAATAAATACTCACACGCCTAACCCTGTTTAATTCGGAGGATTATCCTAATGGCACTTTCTGAAAGACAAGAAAACGACAAGATTGAAGTTGTCGGTTCATTTAAAGCTGTTCAAGTACGTAGAGCTGATATTGTCGAGAGAGACGGTACAGAGATTGCACGTACTTTCCATCGTCATTGTCTGATGCCTGGTTCAGTTGATGCAGATGACAACTGGACTGATACTGACATCAGTGGTGAAGGTGCAGATGTTCAAGCAATTTGTAACGCTGCATGGACACAAGCAGTCAAAGATGCATATAAGGCACACTTGATTGCTACCAGAGACGCACTCTAATAAATACCTAAAAAGATATTGAGATGAGTATTCTAAAGACTAATAATATCGAACACTTAGATGCCTCTACTCCTGCCATTCAGGTGGCAGTGGGTGGAGGTGTCAATATCTCTGGTGTGACAACTGTTGGAGATAATCTTACAATTGATGGTGTTAATCGAAATATTACAACAGGTGTTGGTCAAACAGTTGGTTTTGGAACTGATATTTCTATAGGTGGAAATCTTAAGAGTAACGGAAATTCTTTTGTCTTTCCAAGTTCTGGAGGTACTCTTGACCGCCTTGAGCGTGCTGGAAATATCTTGCAGGTTGTTCAGACAGTTAAGTCGGATGCTGATAGTTACGCTTTGGTTTCTGGCGGACTTTCTGCAAACATTATTGAAAAATCAATTACTGTTTCTGCTGGTAGTAAGGTCTTAATAATGTGTAGCATGGTTATGATGGCCACTACTCCTAGTTACGGTTTTGTATTTAACCGTGATGGAACCAGTATAGGAATTGCTGATGCAGATGGTAGCAGGTTTAGAGCCACTGCAATTGGGTATTCTGATCCTGATAGACAAGACTCAACACAGTGTGTAACCGCTATGTTTTTAGATACCCCTGGCTCTGCGGGTACATATACTTATGCAGTAAAAATTAGGCATATGAGCAGCATAACTCAAACTGTGTATGTAAATTTATTCGAAAACGATAGCAATCAAAGCAAGCTAATGCGACCAATTTCACACTTCACTTTGATGGAGGTAGCAGGATGAAAATTAAAGCTACGTATCTTCTTTATCCAAACGCTGTAAGAGTTAGTAGCACTTATGGTGCATTTGACTCTGACGGCAACAAAATTGAAGTTGATGAAGCTGCTGTTGCGGCTAAAGTCGCTGAACTTGAAGTTGAGTATCAGTGGAAAGAACTACGCCAAGAGCGTAACCGTCTAATCGCTGAAACCGATTACCTGGCGTTGTCTGACAGCACTCTGACTACTGAGATGGCTACTTACCGCCAAGCCTTGCGGGATCTGCCTGCAAACACTACTGATCCAACTAACCCTGTTTGGCCTGTCAGACCAGTTGAATAAATAACTAAAAAGTCTCACGATGTCTAGAATTAGAGCTGACAGATATACCAATAGAGAAGGGACTGGAGCTCCAACATTTGCTGATGGAGTGAACGTTGTAGGTATCTCCAGTCTTGGTATTACAACTGTGACTGGAGTTGGTCAAACTGCTCTGACAGTTGAAGGAGATGCAAGAATCACTGGAGTTCTGACAGTTGGTCAGGGTTCAGTTACGATTGATGGAACTTCTGGTAATTCAAGTATCACTGGTGTTACTACGGTTGGTATTACATCTGCATATATCACTTCCATCAATGACTTAAATTACCCAACTGCTGGTCCGCTAAGTAACAGGAACCTCATCATCAATGGGGCGATGCGGGTGGCGCAGAGAGGTGCTAGCTTTTCAATGTCTACAACTGCTCTTTTTTGCACTGATAGATTTAAGGCTGTACAGGGATCCTCTTTTGATTGGCAGTCCACCCTTACTCAAGAAAGTGACGGACCTGATGGTTTTAGTAAAAGCTTAAAAGTAAATGTAGACACAGCAA